CGAACGCGGTCTCTATACCGTTGACCAGTTACGCCTTACATTTAACGTAGATGTAATTAGAAATAGTATCTCTAAGCTTAGAGGAACTACTACTACAGATGATGATTATTTTAGCCAGGATCCAGATCGCTATCTAAGAGACCGGGTTGTCTTTAGAAGTACGGTTTGGTCACCAGCTAAGTTCTTACCTCGTGGACTTATGGGAAATGATTACACCCTAATTAGCCTAGACTTAAACCAGGTAAATGCGGAAGAGTTGGTCAATGACCCACAATTTTTACAGTACGCCAACTACAACCCATTTATCCCAGGAGTATAACAATGGCTAAAACAATTAAAGTAGGCGGAGCTAAGCACACCGTAAAGAAGAATAAAAAGGGAGACGTAATTGTCGACCATGAGGCTAAGGCCAAAGCTGGAAAGTACGATAAGATCAACCTTACCAAAAAAGCTGGGGCGAAGACAGTCAAGGAAGGCGTAAAGGCCACCAAAGACTGGCACAATAAAAATCCCCACAAGAAAGGCAAGTAATGGCTAAGAATCCTTGTTGGGACGGATACGTCCAGGTAGGTATGAAGACCAAGAACGGCCAGAAGGTGCCAAACTGTGTACCTGAAGGTAAAGGCAAAGACAAAGTTCCAGCTCCTAAGAAAGGTAATAAATAATGTGCGCAGCATGTGGATGTGGTAAGAAAAAGGGCGAACCAGGTTTTGGTAAAGGCCCAAAGACAAAGAAGACTGCAAAGAAGATGTCCCCTAAGCAAAAGAAACTTGATATGGACAAAGACGGCAAGCTAGAAGGATCTGACTTCGCTGCCCTACGAAAGAAGAAGAAGTAATGTGCGCTACCTGTGGCTGTGGTAAGCCAAAAGACAAGCATGGCATGAAGACTCTAAAAGCAGCAAATAAGAAATTTGATAAAAAGACGGCTTCTGCAAAAGGCAAGAAGTCTTCTATGGTAAGAAAGAAAGGCATGTAAATATGTCATTTATAGAAGAATCAAATTGTGACACCTGTAGAACTTGGATTGTACCTACTGAGGCGGGATGCCCAACTTGCGGCAAAAATAAGGTGGGCCAAGAAAAACTAGCAGAAATTATAAGTAGTATGGAAGCCCATGGCTGAGGATCGAAAGATGGACGCCAAGATCATTAAAAAGATTAAAAAGAAGTAAATGATTAGCCCCCGAAAGGGGGTTTTTTCATTTACTCTTGTTCTTGACGCCGGAGTAATCCGGACCCTGCAGCTTGACCCCGCATCTTCTCTTGGAGGATTCTGATGATTTACTTACTTGACCGTTTGGCACGCGAAGAAAGCGAAGCCGACCGAGAACAATTCGTACGCGGAGTACTTGGCTTAGACAAGTTTCATGCTAGCTCTATGGTAGCTGGCTGGATTGCAGGAAGTCTAACTGCTAAGACAATCGCGAGACGTAAGTGATCACAGGACTATTAGCTAAATCTCTCTATGAAGGTGCCGAGTTTGACTCCACGGTACTAACTAGTCGTCTTAGAACTTTTTGCCGTATAAACGGCTGGCCTGAAGATGTGTGGACTCAAATGTCTATCCGTCAAGAAGATGGTGAGTACACCATTTATTATCCCCCACAGCTTTCCGCTAAAGTAAGCTTTTTAGAGTATGGGGATCAAGATACCCCTCCTTCTGCGGTGCTTAGAAGTTTTTTAACTAACTACATTGAGACTGATGCTTTTGCAACAGGTATTTCCCGCAGCCTTAAAGGGATGGGGGTTATCTAATGCCAATTATTATTAATGAAGATAAAGCTATAAAGGCAGCTCTTGCAGGACTAAAAGTTTCTGATAGTGCAAACGCTCAACGCCCTGTAGGCGTTTGGTACGGCCAACCTGATATGGAAATTAGAGATCAGGTCTACCCATATATCACTATTGACTTTATTGGATACTCTGAAGATTTTGAAAGAGCACACCGAGGACTGATTACTATGCCTTACTACTTTGAAGGTAGTGACCCAGGAACTGTTAATCCAGATGGTTCTGGAACAAAGCAGTACCGAACAGAATATCCAATCCCTGTAAATCTTGATTATCAAGTTACTACCTATGCACGTCAGCCAAGGCATGACCGTGCAATCTTGGCCGCAATGTTAACTGGTCAAGTTCTTCCACTACGCGGTGGACACCTAGTTATTCCAGAAGATCAAACTGTTCGTCGTGTTGATTTTCTTGGGATGTCAAAAAAGGATACGACGGATCAAAACGGTAAAAGACTATTCTCTAACGTGTTTAACTTACGCGTTAGTGCTGAAATCTTGCCTACAGTTCTTGCTCAGAAGTACCCAGTACAAACACCACCTCTAATATCGCTCAACAACCAGTCCATTCCGTTTTCTACAATTCAAATATAACCAGGAACCCAGAGACAATAACTCAAACCTAAGGAGTAATAAAAATGACAACTTACAGCAGACCGGGAGTCTTCATCAATGAAGTCCCTTTGCCTCAGCAAGTTGAATTAGCAAACAACGGACAGGCTCGTGGAGCGTTCCTAGGTGCATTTGCACAGGGTCCTACAGCAGAACCAGTTCTAATCCAAAGTTGGTATGACTTTGGAAAAACATTTGGCAGCCTCTCAGATAGCTACCCAGCTACTTGGGCTGTTTATTCATTCTTTGCCAATGGTGGCCGCAGCGCTTACATTAAGCGTGTTACAGGTTCTGGAGCTACAGCAGCTACAGTAACTCTTCGTGACCGTGCAGCTACACCACTAAGCACACTTCGAGTAACAGCAAAAAGCGCTGGTGCTTGGGGCAACGCATTAAAAGCAGAAGTTAGAGCATCTTCTACTACTACTTTTAATCTAATCATTTCTGATGCAAACGGCATCTTGGAACAGTTTACTGATCTAAGCATGTCCACAACAAACAGCCGTTACTGCGTAGCTTACGTAAACTCAGCTTCATACTACGTAACTCTTACCAACCTAACTAGTGGTACAGCAGCTCCAGATAACCAACCAGAAATTGCAGGACAAAAGACTTTTAGCTCAGGAGCAGACGGAACAGCGCCTACCCGTGCTAACTACCAGACTGCACTGTCTACTTTTGACGCAATCACTAACCCACTTCTTCTAATCAATGGAGATGCATCATATGCATTTGCATCAGGTGGAGAAACTAATGCTCGCGCTGCAAAAGTACTTCTAGACACAGACGTAACTGCATATGCAGATGCTCGTGGAGACGTATTTGCTTTAATTGATCCTCCTGCAGGTTCAACACCAGCAGAAGCTATTACCTACGCAATCGATGGTTGCGGAGCGGTAGATGGCGGCAACGCAGCTATTTACTACCCATGGGTAGTAATTCCAGACCTACTAAAGTCTGCACCTGGTGCAACTCGAGTAGTAGGACCAGCAGCAATTGCTGCAGGAAAGTACCTAGAGACTGACGCATCTCGTGGAGTATTTAAGACCCCAGCAGGTTTTGGTACAAAAATTAACAGCGCAGTAGCTCTAGAACGATCATTAACAAACGCAGAACTAGACTCCCTTAATGCAGCATCTAAGCCAGTAAACGCTATTCGTAACGTTCCTGGTGGCGGCATTGTAATTATGGGTGGCCGTACCCTAAATAACTCAACAGGTGAGCGTTACATTAACGTACGCCGCTCAATGATTTATTTAAAGAAAGAGTTGACTGATCGCAGCAGCTTTGCTGTGTTTGAGAACAACAGTGAAATTCTATGGAATCAAATTAGAACTTCACTAAGCAACTTCCTCCGTAACTACTGGTCACAAGGTGGACTAAGAGGACAAACTCCAGAGCAAGCATTTTACGTAAGATGCGATGCTTCAAACAATACCCCTACAGATATCCTTGCTGGCCGAGTAAACATCGAAGTCGGTGTGGCCGTAGAATATCCTGCAGAGTTCATCGTGATTAGCATCGGGCAAATCACTGGAAACGCTTCCGCGTAGTCAAGGAAAGGATAAAAGATAATGTCAGATAAACCCGCTTTTACTAACGTGTTAAGTACTTTAGCTACCGATCCAGTTCGTAATTTTCGGTTTCTTGTAGAGTTCTTACCAACAGCAGATGCAGCAACGCCTGAATTTGCGTTTAGTACATCAATGGGATTTACCTCAGTATCAGGCCTAACCGTCTCTACTGAAGCAATCCAATACCGTGAAGGTGGATACAACACCACTGTTCACCAATTGCCTGGTCAAACCTCATTTAGCCCAATTACACTCAGCAAGGGTGTAATTCTAAATGCGACATCAAACCCAAGTAGTCAGCTAGACTGGATGAAGCGTTTGTTCTCAGTTCTAAGTGGCGGAGCTAAGGCTGGAATCGGAGCGGATTTCCGTTGCGACCTAGACATCTCTGTTCTTAGCCATCCAAATGCTGCTGGACTAAGTGGAGAAGATAAGACTCTTGCAAAGCCTAATCAGAACCCACACGTAGCTATTCGTTTCCGTGTGTACAACGCGTGGATCACAAACCTTTCATACAGCAACCTAGATGCTGGTGGAAATAGCTTGATGGTCGAAGAAATGACGCTAGTGCACGAAGGCTGGGATGCAAAGTATGCATCAGCGTTAACTACAGCTGGAAGCGCAGCTAAGTTCGTATAACATCTAAGAAAAGGAATACAACATGTCTACAACTATTAAAGCAGCAGAAAACCCACAATTGGCGAATCAATTACTAGAAGATGTTAATAAGATTGTTAATCAGGAAGTGATGGGGTCAGTACCAGAAGTGGTAATCCCATCACTTCCTGATACAACAGTTACGCTAGCTGCGGGTCTTATAGACCCGTTTGAAAACACCGTTTCTACAACAGCTGAAGTTAGAGAGCTAAACGGAGCAGATGAAGAAGCAATTGCTAAATTATCTGATCCAGGTAAGGCTCTTTTGGCTATTCTAGAACGAGCAACAGTATCTATTGGAGATCAACCAGCTACAAAGCAACTTCTAGGTTCCTTGCTTGCAGGGGATAGAGAAGCTTTGCTTCTAGCTATTAGAAAAGCAACTTTTGGTTCAGAAGTAGAAGTCAGCACAGTTTGCGACAAATGTCCAGAACTACAGACTTTTAAAATTGATCTAAACAAAGATGTTGAAGTAAAGAACTTGGACGATCCTATTCGGGATCGCAGATTTACTGTAGAACTAAAGGCTGGACTTGCAAAAGTTAACCTACCTACAGGAGATGTTCAAACTCAAATTATTAACGCTACAGACAAAAACTCTGCAGAGTTAGACACGATGCTGTTAGCCGCGTGCGTAACAGAGATTGGTGATCAGCCAGTTCTAAGCCCTAACCGTATTAGAACTCTTGGCATAACAGACCGCAGACTTCTTCTAGACGAAATTGCACAACGAAACCCTGGACCACAACTAAGCGAAATTAAAAAGGCTTGCGGAACATGCGGCCAGGAGGTATACCTGCCACTAACCCTGGCAGAGTTGTTTCGTCAATGAAAGTAGTTATCAAGATGTAATTGACTCTTACGACCTACTAGCTCAGTTTTACCCAGGTTGGTCGCTAACAGAGTTAAGAAATCTAACGGTAAGAGAACGGTTAATATTTTTATCCAAGGCAGTAGCAAGACCTAAGGCGGTGAGATAGCGTGGCAGAGGCAAGAGGAAACTTAGGCACCGGTGGAGACGAAGCTTTCACCGGTCAGAAGAGTGTCGAAAAGTTAACTGATACCGCTAATAAAGGTTTTGGAAACGTTCTCAAGACTGCTAAAGAACTTGAAAAAACTTATGCCAAGATACGTGCACATGTAGATAGCGTAGCTAAGACTCAATCTGGTGGCAGATCTACAAGCACTATGGGCAATAGTCTTGGACAAATGCCTAATAGGGGCGGCATGGGAGTTGCCGGCGGCATTGGTATGGGCATAGCTGCAGTAGGTGCAGGCGCTATGGGCATCATGCCTAACACCATGACAGCAGTTACGCAAAGACTTACTGCTGAAGGCGTTGCAATGTACAGCTCCGGTGGTATGGGGGCTAGAGGAGTAATTGGTTCTGCCAACTCTATGATTGGTCGCGGTAATGCAACCAGTGCTATGGGACCAACTATGGCTATGGGGCAGATATTGTCTCAAGGTGGTTACGGTGCTCAATCAGTAAGCACACAGCGAATCATGAGTCAACTTGGCGGTATGAGCGCCATGAGTGGTATGAGCAATGAACAAGCGGCTGGATCATACGCTGGTCAAAGTGGTATGAACATGCTGCGCTTAGGAATTAGGCTTCGCGATAGAGAAGGAAACCTTAGACCGCCTAACGAGATTATTAATGAACTGTACTCAAAGATATACCGAGGAAAAACCCCTAAAAATCCTGAGGTAATGTTTAGTCCAAACAGCATTGAGTACCAAACAATTATGAACATTGCTGGTGGAGACGCCAACCTATTTAATATTTACGCCAGTGGTCTTATGGCTAGATTTAAAAACAACAAGCCATTAACTGGTAAAGACATGAGCAGTGCTAAAGGCATGCTTGGAACTATGGGCGTAGGTGGCGGAGTACAGGCAAGTAATTTTAATTTTCAAAGCTCACAAAATAGAGTTTTGCAAGGAACAGAACAAGGTTTAGTTGGTGGTTACCAAGGAGCTCTAGGAGCAGCCGCTGCAGTAAACAATGGATTCGCTGCAATTGCAGAAACTCTTCCTGGAGTTGTAAATGGTTTAGCCGCTCTTAAGGGAGTCCTACAAACCCTTCCTATGGCTGGTGGTGCTGGTGCAACTATGGCTGGTGCTGCTGGAAGTCTTTCAAACCTACTCATGATGCGTATGGCTTTTGGAGGACTTGGTAAGGGTGGACTAGCAAGTGGCGCTGGTAAGGCTGCTATGGCCGGTGGTAAAGCCGTACCTATTTTAGGAGCAGCTCTTTCAGCCTACGGTGGATACCAAGCTGGAAAATCTAAGGGCGGATTTGATTTTAAATCAATGTTGGCTAGCGCTGCTATGGCTGGTGGCGCAGGAGCACTTGTTGGTGCAGGAACAGGGCCAGGAGCTTTAGTAACTGGTTTGATAGGCGCATTAATTGGTGGAGGATCAAACGCAGTTGGTCAGCTTATGGGTGGAGCAGGTGGTGGAGAAAGTACTAGCCCGTCTTCAAGTTCTCCGGGAACTACGCCTATGGCAATAAACCCTGCACCTAACCGTCAACGCGTATCCTCACAGTACGGTTGGAGAAGCGATCCAAATAATCCTAAGGAAAGACATCACCACGGTGGTATTGACTACGCTATGCCTGTTGGAAGTCCAGTGCTTGCGGCAGCAGACGGTGTTGTAGACCAAGTAACTACTCAACCGAATGGAGCTAGAAGTTACGGACATTACGTTGTTATTAAGCATGAAGGTTTTTACACTTACTATGCTCACTTAAGTAAGTCTGTAGTTAAAGTGGGTCAAGAAGTACGTCAAGGACAATTGATTGCTTACTCTGGTGGGCAAAAGGGGGCGTGGGGTTCTGGAAGCTCTACTGGACCACACCTACACTTTGAAGTGCGTATGAGTAAGGGTAGTAAGCAAACCGTAGACCCACAGAGTATTTTTGGAAAAATTAAATCAAAAGTTTCTGGATTGTTTGCCGGTAAAGATAAGAATGAACTTTCAGAAGAAGACTTTTCACAGTTTGTGTTGGGCGGAAGTTCTAAAAAATCAGCATTTGCTGGCGGCCAACTACTAGAGATGATTCAACAAGGCGCTCCATTTTCAGCTAAAGATTTATCTTCAGGTGAAGCATTAAATTGGGCAAAAGCTCATGGAGAAAAATCAAGCGTATTAGACGGCTTGATGGGCGACAATCAAATGACCGCTGCTAGTGGAGACACTTCAGGTATGGCGTTTGGATCTCGTAAAGGATTGCTCAAGGCTCTTTACAACCAAGGCTTTAGAGGCAAGTCTTTACAAACAGCCTTTGCTGTTGCCTTAGCGGAATCTGGTGGTAGAGCTAAGGCTGTTGGTGATGAGACTATTCAAAATAAAACCTACGGTCCAAGCATTGGTCCTTTCCAGATTAGAAGCTTAAAAGACCCTAAAAAGTTTGGAGAATCTGGAAAATGGAGAGACCCAAAAAGACTATTTGACCCCTCTTTCAATATTCAAGCAGCTTGGAACATCTCTAACCAAGGTAAAAATTGGAAAGCTTGGTCTGCCTACAGCAACGGTTCATTCTCTAAGTTCTTAGATGATGCTGAGTCAGCAGCTAAGTCTGCTGGTATTCCTGCATACGAGTACGGAGTAGATCGTACCAAAGAAGGTTTGGCTTATCTGCACCCAGATGAAATGGTCCTTAATAAAGGACAGGCAGACCTACTTAGAAACAATAGGTCTAATGTTGCAGGTGGAGCAACTATTAACGTACAGATGTCTGTAAATATTGCTAAAGCTGGGGATCAGGAAGTTCTTGTAATGTTAGATAGATTTAAGCAAGCAATTGCCAGCGATAAAGACATTGCAGCGATAGGGAGATACTAATGCCAACAGCACCTTCCGGATATAAGTACAGTGTTGATGCTTTTGAGCTTAATAAGTACAGCACTGACAAGGAGTCTTTTCCATCTATTTACGGGGTAAAATTTAATAAGAGCAAGCAGGTTATGATTGACTCTAACGTAATTTACCGCATAACTGTATACAAGAACACTACCGTTATTCCAGATGGTGGAGTAGCAATTTCGGGTGACGGAAATGTAAAGTCTAGAGTTCTTTCTACAGGGCCTTACGCTACCTTTAAAGAAAAAGTAAAATCAATATGCGACGTTAAAGGCATCAGAACAATTGAGGATAAGTATTACGATTTTACTTTAGTTCCTAAAGGAATAAATGGAACTGTTAGCCCACTGTTTACAGTTCAAGTTCAAATTAACGGTATTTGGGCAGACGTAACAACTGTTTCTGGGCCAGCTACCCCCTCTTCTATTTTTAGCAAAAAATCTACTCCGCCAGGAGTTCCTGAAAGCGTAAGTCGAACAGATGCTGGACTTTCTTTTGGTCAAGAACCTGAGTATGAGTGGTGCTCTAAAACACGCACTTGGGCTCGTAGATGGCTATCTGGTGCTGAGCAATTAAATAGAACTGCTGATGAGGTAAAAAAAGGTTTGGGCCCTAAATGGCGAGTAAGTATCTCAGTTAAGTATTTTAATGAACTTGGCAACCCTGTTCCTGGTAATTCCGAAAATAAATTAGGTGGCGGAACGGAAATTAATTATAATTTTAATAAACCTAACAGTAAATGGCAACAAGCTAAAAAACTATTAGCTGACCATAAAAACTGTAACTTAACTGGCGGAGGAGGTGGGGGCGGAGGCGGAGGAAACTCTACACCAACTCCGGAGTCTGTAAAAAAAGCTGCTGATTTTAATCCTTACCCACATATTGCTACTAGACACTTTTCTGCCAGAATTACTGGAGAAGAGATTTCGTATGAAAATGCAAATGTCTATGATCAGTTAGCTTCCTTTTACGTAGACCCAGAAATAGTTGATTTGCCAGATAAAAAGCAAAATGAACTTCCTGGCGGTAAATCTGCCCAATTAAACCGTTTTTGGGGTTTTAGGTTTTTGTTTAACCCAAGTTACATAACCTATAACATGAGCTCAAATAATCAGGTCGATTGGACTCGTCCTAATGAAAATAATGCTGCATTAGTAGCTTCGGGCATTGGTGGAACTATTTCTGTAAACATTTTGTTAGATCGAGTAGCTGATATGGCTACTATGAAACAGTGGAAGAAAAACGGAGGCGGTTCTCTTCCACAGGGTAACTACCCAATTTCTATGGACGCTGAACAATGTGCGGGCATTTTACATAGAGGTACTGAGTACGACCTTGAGTACCTATTTAGAGTGCTAAACGGAAACCCTCAAAAAGTAATTTTAATGGGAGAATCCCCTAAAGATGGGCTAGAGCTACTCAGCGCAAACATGGGGTATATTACACAACTACCCTTTATATTTAAAATTTCTGAAAGACAACGGTACAAGGTAATCATGCAAGGAATTAACGTATCTCACGAAATGTTTACTCGAGACATGATTCCTATTAGAACCGTAGTTCAAATAAACCTTGAGCGTCTCCCAGATCTAGTCAGTGGAGATTTCAAGAAGTTTAAGCAAGCTGAAGCTATTAATAAGGTCACTCAAGTTATTAAGGGACCAAGTGCTAGCGATATTATTGCTTCTCGTAGACAGAGAGATGGGTTCCTATAATGGCCGTATATAGAGATTCTCGCTATGATGATGGAGATGCCCAGCAAATAAAAAACAAAACTACTGGAGCGTATGCTTGGACTGTTTATCGAGCTTTTCCAGAGTCTAGAACGATTACGTATATTGACTACACCTGGGTAGAGGGAGACCGACTAGACTACTTAGCTGCAGTTTATTTAAGAGACTCTACCTTGTGGTGGCAGATATTAGATATAAACCCTGGTCTTCCAGATGCCTTAGAGATTGCGCCTGGAACTATTATTAGAGTTCCTAGGAGTTAATGTGGCCACCCCATTATTTAAAAAAAATCTAGTTAAAACTCCAATAGAGCGCTACCCTACCCGAACAGTTAGGTTTCCTCTAAGTCCTTCTTTTAATTTAGTATTTTTAACAGCCAAACTAGGGCAAGAGTTTAATGCTCACGATACTTTAGTTTTGCAGTACGCTGGAAAAATAGAAGATACTCTAAACTTTATTGGTTCAGGAGATCCAGTTGAGTTTGAGTACTCTGGCGCAGGATCTACAAAAACATGGGTTGGCTACGTGCACAAAGTAGTACCTTCTACTGTAGCTGAAAACTCTACTACTATTATATGTATCTCTCCAACGTATCTTTTAAAGACTACTAAACAAAAAATATACAAAAACGTAACCGCAGACCAAATTGTTGAAAAAGTATGCAAACAATACGGCTTAAAAGCTGTTACTCAACGTCACCCTAGGGTATTTTCAAGTATTGGACAAGCTGGACAAAGTGATTGGCAATTACTAAGAAGATTAGCTAAGCAAACTGGTTTTGGTTTAAAAATTTCAGGTACTACCGTCTATTTTATGTCAAAAAACAAGCTAAGTTCAGCTAGCGCTGATAGAGCTTCGTACTTTTTTAAAGAAACCGCAGCCCCAACTGTAAGAGGGATTGCTTCTATGGGTACTCTTATAGAATTTACCCCTCAGATTTCTGATGAAGCTCCAGATATGATTGGATCTACCGTAGACCGAGTTGTAAGCGGTTTGCACTCAACAAATAACAAAACTATTGCAACTAAACATAAGATTCAACCTGCTAAAAAGAAAACTAAAGGCACTGTAACCCCTAGTAAGAAATTTTTAAAGAAATGACAAAAAACCCACACAGTAAGACCTCACAAAAAGCAAAGTTTGTAAAACATTTGCCTTTTGAAGTAGCTAAAACCGTGTCAGAAGCAAAATTTATTGCTGAAGACTTGGCAGAGGCTAACCGATACAACTATAGAGGTGTTGCCCTATTAATGGGAGACGCTAACGTAAACGTTGGAGAATCTATTTACCTAGATAACCTAGATCAAAATATGTCTGGGTACTGGACCGTGATAGCAATTAGTCACCTATTTGGTGGTGGAAACTACACCTATCAAATGGAAGTATTAGTTGGAGCAGACTCTTTAGGAAACGC